ACCCAGAATAACTAGTCTTTGATATACCAGTAACCCCATTATTATGCAAGGGCGACACGTGCTCAACCTCCTCAAAACCACAAAAAGCTTGCGGCTCAGCAAAATCGGGCATATCCTCGGCATATAAAGGACAATAATAGCCTGTATCAAGCCCAGCCACATGAATCCCACAAACTCTGCGCAATTCAGCAACATTCCTCTGTACCAAAACAGCACCACAGTCCCCTTTTTGTGTAAATCCTGAATGCTGCATAAGAGAAACTCTCTCCGATAAAATGTTGGAATAGGTACGCAAATCCGAAACGGATCCTATAACCACCCCAACAACATTATCGGGCTTGACAAAATAACCCGGAGAAGTATTTTTTTGCATTTTTTTTGATGCAAAATGGCATCGTATATCGCGCTTACCTATAAAAGTGCGCCTAACATCAAGTATACAGAAATCACGAATGCCTCCAGCGGTAATAGGTGCCTCGCGGACAACAAGGCAAGTAGAGAGATCAATCTCATTAACACCATCACTGATATACAAAGAAACAACCTTGGAACGAACTTCCCGCATGAAATGGAAAGGCACCACAACATGCTGCCTGGTAAGAAAAAGCCCAAAACCAAGTGGAATCTTAGCCCCACCTTTCCTATACACACCATAAACCGGAACCATGTTCTTCCTAACACGGTCTATGACTGGATCATTACCACCCAACTGTGGGTGGACAGTTTTCCTTTTCCAAAGTCCCAAAGATTGGGCGACACTTTTAACAAGCATCCCAACGCACTTAAAGAAAATTTTAAAAGACAAAACAATCATCTTCAAGAGCTCAAACGACACAAAAGCAAAGCCAGCAAACAAAATGGGCCGTGCTCTGCCTGTAAATACACCCCAAGAATCAGAAACTTCAAGTATCTTGGAACGCAGTCTCAACGCACCATAGCAACCAGCACCAACAGCACCAAGACAAACTGCTCCCATGGCAAGGGAACAGTTGTCAACACCAAAAATTTGTGGCTCAACCTCACAAACCTTAGAGACAGGTTCCTCAACAGGCAACTCAGCGAAATTGGAAACAAAATCCCTGGTATTATTTTCAGACCTGACTCTACGATCATAATTTCGCCGCATCATGGCCACAATTTGACTAAGAGAAAAGTCACCAGCGGCAGCTGCACCCTGAGACAAATCTTGTGGTTTAAAATTCCAAACACAATCATAGTCCTGGATGCTCGTTGCCTTTATTGCAGACAACTTATTGACGTCGAGATACCCATTCAAAACAAACTCAGGCTTAACATAAACCTGAAAGCACATATCCAACCTCCTATTAACAGCTTGAGGACAGGTAACAACCTGGGCGACGTAATAATCATTTTTACAATTCGTGGTCATCAATATAGCCCTACTCGTAAAATTGACCTTCCCTTTCATCTCAAGACTCGCCATATTGAGTGGATAAGGCCACTGATTAGCCGCCCTAATGAGGTTAACAACCTCATTCTCAATACCAGTAACGGGAATGGCCTGTAGCCAATCATCCATAACACATATAGGCTGGCCACAATACCCCTCCCAATATTCAGAAGTGCCTTTTTGAAAGCACAACTTAGACAAATCACCGCCTACTGCTGAAATCTCATCCTCAGAACATATATATTTAGATAAATTGGCGGAAATCATGCGAGCCAAAGTGGTCTTACCACACCCAGCGTCACCGGACATGCAAAAGACCAAAGGCTCCATCCTCGAAGAGCACTCTCCACGAATAGCAAAAAAACAAGAGACAGAACTCAAGGCATCCATGCCACGTTTTATTATGACACGACTCTGAGGGTCCTTATGCTCATGTTCCAAAGCAACACCCTGGTCACGATGCCTGTCATATTCCATCTGAGAGCTTGCGTTGGTTGGGCTTACAGAACCAAGCCTAACCTTATTAACAAAAGATCGCACAGATAGCTCCCAATCACCAACAACACGCAAATGAGCATTTATGAGAATGACCTGTTTCTGGC